AGGCAAAGCCCCACAGTTTTCTGACACAAAAGCAGCTCGTATGCCAGCATTTTTTGAACATGCAAACACCAACCTCCCTCAATACGCTTAGTTTCCATTCAGAGAAGCTAGAGAAATTAGTAGAGGATCTGGAATCCAAGTTCGCTTGGTATCCCGTCCACCCCAAGGAGGACTTAGCCTCCATCATGTACCGCTCTGGACAACAGGAAGTGGTACGATATATTAAATCAATTTTAGAGGAATAAATTATGTGCGGAGGAGGAAGCCCTACCCCACTTCCTACACCAGCTCCTATACAACCTAGGCAGCCAGACTTAGTTCGTAAGTCACAGCTACCCGGTAAAAAAGAGTTGGTAGATCCAGAAGATATTGCTGCTGTAGAATACGGCACAGGATCAGGAAGAGAAGCAAAGGATACCAGAGGAGCTGCAAAGCGAATGGGTACTGATGCTCTAAAAATTAACCTAAACACAGGAGACGGTGCAGAAGCTGCCGGAGGTTCTGGAGGATTAAATGTATAAGGCAAGAGAAAGATACTCAATGCTAACGTCAGGTAGAACTCAGTTTCTAGACACAGCCGTTGAGTGTTCTGAACTTACCTTACCATATCTTGTTAGACAAGACGATGATGCTAGAGGCAAAAAGACTCTACTCCAACCCTACCAGTCAGTCGGAGCCAAGGCAGTGGTGACACTTGCAGCTAAACTTATGCTTGCAATACTACCACCACAGACAGCCTTCTTCAAACTACAGGTAAGAGACGACAAGCTAGGCGAGACACTAGATCCTATGATGCGTAGTGAACTAGACCTATCATTCTCCAAGATAGAGAGATTGATCATGGACTACATTGCTGCATCTAGTGACCGTGTTGTCGTACATCAAGCTTTAAAACATCTCATCGTATCTGGCAATGCTCTTGTTTTCATGGGCAAGGATGGTCTAAAGCACTATCCACTAAACAGATATGTTGTAGAAAGAGATGGTAACGGTAACGTTATAGAAATACTTACAAAAGAATTAGTAAGTCGTAAGGTCTTGGGTATAGCACCCCCACCTAACGAAGAGCCATTAGGCGAATACAGTGCTGAAGAAGACGACGCTGAGGTATACACCTGTGTTAAGATGGATGAGAGTAGCGGTAGCTGGAGATGGCATCAAGAAGTGGATGGAATGATCCTAGAAGGTAGCCAGAGCACAGCACCGAAGAACGCCTCACCATGGTTAGTGCTTCGATTCAATACAGTAGACGGAGAGGACTACGGACGTGGTAGAGTAGAGGAGTTTATCGGAGACCTAAGAAGTCTTGATGGATTATCTCAAGCTCTCGTAGAAGGAGCAAGTGTGGCAAGTAAAGTTGTCTTCCTTGTCTCACCATCTGCGACAACCAAGCCCGGAACACTTGCCAAAGCTGGTAACGGAGCTATTATACAGGGTAGACCAGAAGATGTGGGCGTAGTACAGGTAGGTAAAACAGCCGACTTTGCTACAGCTGCACAGCTATCAGGAACAATAGAAAGAAGAATACTCGAAGCGTTCTTAGTAATGAATGTGAGAAACGCAGAGAGAGTTACAGCTGAAGAAGTACGACTTACTCAGCTAGAGCTAGAGCAATCCCTCGGCGGACTGTTCAGCTTACTAACGGTAGAGTTTTTAGTACCCTACCTCAATAGAACTTTGTTAATACTACAGAGATCTAACCAGATACCAAGACTACCTAAAGATGTCGTTAGACCTAAGATAGTAGCTGGTATCAACAGTCTAGGTAGAGGACAGGACAACGAATCCCTCACTAGATTTATAGGAACTATTGCACAGACACTAGGACCAGAAGCTTTGATGAAGTTTATTAACCCAACCGAAGCAATCAAACGCCTAGCAGCTGCACAAGGTATAGATGTTCTTAATCTTGTACGTACACAAGAAGAGCTACAACAGCAGAAACAAGTACTTGCACAAGATAGATCACAGGCTTCACTTGTAGATCAAGCTGGTCAACTTGCTGGTACACCAGTCATGGACCCAGATAAGAACCCACAGCTAGCCCAACAAGCAGCAGCAGTGCTACAAAACATATCCCCACCACAAGAAGAATAAATGTCAGAAACTTTTACAGTAGATACTTCACCCCAGACAGAAACTCTGACCGACAACCTTACCACTGACGAGCAAGACTCTCTTGCCGTCGGTGAGAAGATGGTTGCGGAGCAAGAGCAGCTGTTAGCTGGTAAGTATAAAGATGCTCAAGAGCTTGAGAAAGCTTACATGGAGCTACAAAGTAAACTAGGTAATAAAGAAGAGGAGACTAAAGAGTCACCAGAGTCAACAGAAAAAGCAGAAGTCAGCGAGTTTGTACCAGAGAATGGTTATCTTGATGACGGCTCTTTAAACTATGACACTGTTACAGAAACATACGGAGAAGCTGTAACTGAAAAACTAAAATCCGCTGGTGTAGACCCGTGGGAAATTAGTACTCAGTTTCACGAAAGCGGTGGTGAAGTAACAGATGAAATGGTAAGCACACTTACAAATGCTGGTTTCTCAGAGAAAGCTGTTCGATCCTACTTTGCTGGTAGAGCATCAGAGTCAGGATACTCAGCAGCCTCTGATGACATATCTGAAGCTCAGATTAGTGACATCAAACAATCAGTAGGCGGAGACGAGACTTATTCAAACGTTGTAAACTGGGCTAAGTCTAGTTTAGATCAAGAACAGACTAATGCTTTTGATGAGATCGTCAACTCTGGCAGCGTACAGGCTATTAAGCTTGCAGTTGCTGGACTCAAAGCACAATATGATACCGCTAATGGAGTAGAAGGTAGAATGGTAACAGGTAAAACAGCACCACCAGCAAGCGGTGATGTATTCCGCAGTCAAGCTGAATTAGTATCAGCTATGAATGACAGAAGGTATGATAGCGACCCTGCCTACAGGCAAGATGTTATCGAAAAACTTGACAGATCAAACTTAGACTTTTAGGAGCTACAAAAATGCCGATGGGAAAAGGAACTTATGGTTCAAAGAAAGGTAGACCACCAGCGAAGAAAAAGAAAGACAAGAAAATCCCAAAGGGGTTAGCCGCACTCGCAAAAAAAAGACCAAAAGTTGCGGCTGCAATCATGAAAAATAAAAAGAAAAAGTAATGGGAAATCGTATATCAAGTCCGGGAGATTCCTACTATCAAGGTAAAGGTAAAAGTGATGTTACAGATACCGATTTAGGTAAGACTAAAACAACACCTGAGCAAGATAAGGTAATCAATTCTCTTATGCTGCGTCGAGCAAGACTTGACAAAATGAAAAAGAGAAACCCTAACGGACCAAACGTAGCATAATGGCTGTTAAAAAGAAGAACGTCAGTCTCAAAATGGGCAAGCACAAGTCTCGCTCAGGCGGACTGACAGCAGCCGGTAGAAAAAAGTACAACAGAGCTACCGGCTCTAACCTCAAAGCACCACAACCCGGAGGCGGTGCACGTAAACGTTCTTTCTGTGCTCGCATGAGTGGAGTAAAAGGACCAATGAAAAAACCTAACGGCAAGCCTACACGTAAAGCACTCGCCCTACGTAAGTGGAAATGCTAGTGGTCACGCACTATTATAGAGAAAGTAACAATGACAACATACCATGCAGATGGAAGTGTAACTAAAAACATTACTGAAAATCAGAAGAAAAAGAAAAAGGATCAGCAAGTAGCTATGATTAAACGTGTTGGTGAGCCTATTAGTCTTAGAGAAGCTACCAAAGCACTACATGTTATAAAAACAACTTCTGGAGGTAATCCTCTAAAAGAAGAACTAAGACGAAAACGTTTATTTAAAAACAACCCTATCGACATAAATATGTAATGGCTAAACGAGGATTGTACGCAAACATTCACGCCAAGAGAAAGCGTATCAAAGCTGGCTCTGGTGAGACAATGAGAAAGGTGGGTTCTAAGGGCTCTCCCACCGCCGCTAACTTTAAAAAGGCAGCGAAAACAGCAAAACCTTACAAGAAAAAAACCACTAAAAAGAAAAAGAAATGACAGATAAACTCATTAACATTTATCCCAATGAGACTCCACCCAGAGTCATCGAAAACTATCCAATTAACAAACATCCAATCATGACAAACGAAGCAGAAAGATTCAATGGCTGGGCAGCAATGCTCGGATTCGTAGCAGCAGTAGGTGCTTACGCAACAACAGGTCAAATTATACCCGGTGTATTTTAATGGCCGCTATCTCAGTAACAAGAGGTAGTCAAACTTCCAACTGGCAGAGCTTCTGTGAGTGGGTTACAAGCACAAACAACAGACTATATGTAGGTTGGTTTGGTGTCTTAATGATCCCTACATTGCTAGCCGCAACAACTTGTTTTATTCTCGCCTTCATCGCAGCACCGCCTGTAGACATAGACGGCATACGTGAGCCAGTTTCCGGCTCGTTATTATACGGAAACAATATTATATCTGGAGCAGTAGTTCCAAGCTCCAATGCAATAGGACTGCACTTTTACCCAATATGGGAAGCCG